GCGCGGGGGAAGGGAGCGGTCCAACGCACGAGGCGTTCGGCGATCCGCGGCAAGCTCGCGACCAGCGCGGACGGGCAGGCGGAATGCGTTGCCGCCGGTGCCGTTGGTTTCATTGAGTATTTTCTAGTTTTTGCAATCTGCCCATATTCCGCCCCATATACCTCGCCGGGCATGAAAAGGCCCGCCGGAGCTGACCGGCGGGCGGTAGGTGGCTTGAGCCGAAGCGCCCCTGTGCTGGAGCTACAGGCCTAGCTCGGCCCAGGTCGCGGGCAAATCCGAGTTGATGCATCGCGACGCCATGCTCATCCACGCCACCAGCGTCCTTGTGTCCAGGACGTGGTGGATGATGTCTCCGCTGCTGGTTCGCAGCCGGACCACGATGTGGCCGCTGGCGCGCTCGACCGAGATCGGCGCGGTGACGTGATCGATGCGAGCGGACATGTTAGGGGTGTCGTTAGCCTTCATGGAAGCGATTCCTTCCGTGGGGAACGCGGCCGCAGCCATGGGCACCACGAAGGCCGCGAGCACCGACACGGCGACAAGCACCGGCGTCCGGATGCCGGTTCACGGCGCGAGCAATTCTATTTCGCATGCGTTGTTTCCTCCAGTTTCTTAGTTGCACGCTCGACCCGCTCGACCATTTCCGAGCCGGCCAACTCCAACACGCGACGCGCCGCGGCCTCAGTGGTGACGCCGTGTTGTTTGCAGATGCGATTGAACAACACCTCGTTTTGCACGGCATCGGTCGTCAGCTGGTCGACATATTCCCGCGCGATCGCGATCTCTGCCCGATGCCGCTGTCCCCATGTCAGCATGGCCGCCCTACCTTTAAGGTTTCGATCGCGTGCTTGCGCTCCATGACCGCGCCGTGGAGCGTCTTGAGGATGGTGGCGGCATTCTCGGCGCCGATCTCCGCTTCCATCTCCTTCGCGATGCGATCGCACATGGCATCGAGCACAGGGAGCACGCGATCGTCGGGCGCGTACGCGAATAGCAGGGACAAATCCATAGCCGCCTTGGTCAGCTCCTCGGCCAGCGCGGCGCCTCCGGGTGCGTCCTTGAGCATCACCTTGGTCATGGGTGCCTGCCTTTCCGGCCTTCGCCGTGCTCGTCGTCGGGTTCGTCGAACATGTCTTCCACCTGTTCCTTCACATGATGGAAAGTGTGTTTGAGCAGATGGATCAGCTCGCCCATGGCGGCGCTGTTGAGACCCTGGCCCTCCAACACAGCCACAGCGGCTTTGGCAGCCATGCGGTGAATCTTCTCCTCTACGTGCTTCGCGGCGCCGGCTAGGAACGATCGCGGCGGAATACGCAACGTTCCCAATTCCTGGAATGCGGCAACCGGATCGTCGGTGCCGACCTCAGCCTCAAGCTTCTTTTCGTCTACCGACCATTCAATGCTCGATCGCAACTGGCCGGTGCGGAGCAGCGGCGCTGGTGCGTAGTAGCCCTGCCGGACCTTCTCCGCGATGGTCGAGGCCTGGAGCGCTGGCCAATCGTCGTAGCCCACGCCGATGACGCGCCGCGCTTCCTTGGCCACCATCTCGCACGCCCGCGCGAGAATAGCTGGCGCGACATCGTGGAGCTCGCGATCGATCACATGCAGCTTCGCAACGAACCCAAGAATGTCCAGCAGCTCGGTCACGTCATCCTCTCATGTGTTCGCACCCGGCGGCGCCAGCCGTGGTCCCACACGCACGCTGACGCCGCCGAGGTGGTTGGGGCGCGCGGGGGAGAAATCCACGCACCCTCTGCGACAACACGGGAAGGCATACCGCGCGTCGCAAGCTGAATAGCACTCGGCGGCGGCCAGCCCCCTGAGACCGCCGCCGAGCATGCTGCGCTGCCCGCACCCCTGCATAACAGCGCAGCAACTGAATTGGTGGCTGGGGTGACCTCTCGCAAAAGCCGCCCCAGCCGGTTTGCGCCGGACCCATGGAAAGTATCCAAGCGCAAAGCTCGTCATTGCTCCTCCAGCTCAGCCGGCCCGACCTGCATGCAGCCGGCGAGCAAGAGCATCGAAACATCGGCCAACGCGACCTCGACGATCCGACCTGGTCGCAGCCTGTAGCTGTTCTTGGTGCCGACGCAGGTCATGTGAACGTCAACACCTTGCGGGACCAGGAATCGGATGTGATCAGGCACGTGCTCATCCCATTGCGACCGACGGCGCCGCATCTCAGGCCGTCGTGCGGGCACGCAGGCGTTCCTTGACCTTCGCGTTGAGGTACGGCTTGCGCCGCAGCGTCGCACGCACGACGTCGCTGATTACGCGGCGCGCAGTGGCAACGACGGCCGCGTTGGCCGAGCTATCGAGCGCTGCCGCTGCGTCGACAAACGCCGTGCGCTGATCGGGCGGCACCTCGTCCAGACTGATGCCAACACCCGCGACGATCATGCCGCCGTCGTCCTCGAGATCGTGCTCGACGTGCGCAACGTTGCCGTCGCCGATGTCGACGTCGTTAACCCGGATCTTGCCCTTCACAAGCGGCGAGCCGGTGCCGCCGGGGATGCGGCTCAGCTGGGCGGCGAGGCCCTTTTGCAGAAGTTCGGTGTCAGTGGGGTGAAACTTGGTCATGTCGTTTTTCCTTCTTGTTTGTTGGACCTATTAATGGATCTTCCTCGGCTCGAAGCGCTCCAGCCGTGCGTCTTGTGGCTCGCCGCACTCCGGCGTCCAATCGGCCCGCCCGCCCTTCGAGGCCAAATAGCCGTTGAGCCTCAAGATGAACCGCTGCCGCTCGACCTCGGCGATGCGCTGGTCGAGGTCGGCAAGGTCCCGCTTCGCGACGTTGCTCCAATGCTTCGCGCAAACGTGCATGTCGGCGACGACGTCGGCGTAGCCCTTCGCCAACTCGTTGGTGTTCGCCATCTTGTTGATCGCGCCGATCAACATCGCGGTCGCTTCGTCCAGCTCGTTGTCGTCGGTGTTGTGCATCGGGTATTCCTCTCTCAAAATGCTCGACGGTATGCCGCGAGCGTTTGCGCCGTGACCTCTGTTAGAGACCTCGGCGCAGCTGCATCGCGTTGGGCCGCCCAGTGCCGAGCTACATTGACGCCCGGCTGCACCGGCGGCGGCGGACCAAGCGATGCCGCCAGCTCAGCGTTGGCGGCGCGTATTTCCATGTTGTGATGCGGCCACGGGCCGGGCGCCAGCATCGTCTTTGCGTGATCGCGCTCGACCTCGACAAAGCGGCGGCCGTCGCTATCGATGACGACCTGGTGCGCCGCGCCGTCGGGCCCGACGACGTGCGACACCTCGCTGTTCTCGGGCATGTACAAGCGAACCGTCATGGCGCGGTCTCCTCGACCAGCTGACCGGCTATAGCTTCATTCAGCGCAGCCCAGGCCGGATGCCGGAGCAGCCTGCGAGCATCGGCGTCAGTGACGGTCGCAGTGAACACGCCGCCGTTATTCCGGATGCTATGCCGAGCGCCGCCCTCGCCAGGGACAACGCCATCGAGCGCAGCACCAGGCGGCACCGTGATGGTGATCCACGTCGTGCTCGGCGTGTGGGTTGCTTTGGCGCCGTTGAAGTGGAATCCGAACTCGGGGTCGGGAGTGCCGCTGTCGCCGGTGTCGATGCCGGCCGCGACGCGATCGCCCCAGTTCTTTAGGAAGGTGATCCAGCCCTCGGCACCGCCGACCGCAACGGCGAGGCCGGCGACGAGGCCCGCAATCGAGTTTGCGACGTCATCATGTCCACCGATCGGATGATCGACCGTGTCACGCCCGCCTCTTGCTGTTCTGCGCTCCAGCGAGCAGATCTGGGCGATCCCCTTTTTGTGGTCGAGCAATTCGCAGCCGCCTGAATTGATGACCGGCAAGAGGCACTGGTAGAGATCTGATTTCGGCTTCGCGCTCTGTTGGCATTCGATGCCGGCGAAGCGGAAGCGCTCGCTCACCCATGCGCCCGCATAACGGTCGCTCGTGACGCTGCTGATGCGATAGCTTTTCAACGTCGTCGCGAAGGCCTGCACCGTATCTTCCGGCGAAAACGGCGGCTTCACCTCGCGGACCAGGTCGACGATGATGCGATCATTCTCGCGGTGGCCGATCGCCATCGTCATGCTGTCGCTAGAGCCGCCGCTCGGGTCGCAAAAGCCTTGGTACAAAACACCTTCAATTGGTGGCAATTCGAAGCGGCCAGGCACGACACAAGCCTCGACGGCCTCGCGGCTGACGAACGCCTCGACATCGGTCCGGAACTCCGCGCCATATTCCGCGGCCGCATTTGCCGGGTCCTTCGCATAGGCGTCGTCCAGCACCGACTGCGGCACCGAAGGGTTCATGGTCTTGCTGGGAGCCTTCCAGATCAACACCGGCGCGTCGTCGCGGCCGAAGTGCTTCTTGTAGGCGTCGAACAGCGCGCCCCGCTGCGCGTATGGACTGCTCGCGCACAGCAGCATCGCGTCTGGCATCATCGTGGTCATCGCCGGCCTCAACGCGGCCAGGATTTCTGTGTCAGGGCTCACGCTGTCGTCGCCCATCCAAAAGGCGATCTCATCGCAGAGCGCCGCGACCAGCGTATAGCCACGCACGCGGCGGAAACTCGCGGTGCTGATCTCGATGCTGATGCCGTTGGTGAGATCGATCCGCTCCTGCGTGATCTCGCCCTGCACCAGAGCAGCGAGCGGCGGCGTCTCAGTGATCAGAGCGGTCACATAGCGGAATATCACCCGGGCTTGCCGCCGATCGGCAGCGATGACCAGCACGGTGCCGCGTTCGCCCGGCACCAGGCGATCGGACCAGCTCTTGAACGCGGCGAGATAGACGGCGATCAAGGCCAGCACGATCGACTTCCCGCCGCGCCTACCGACCACAAGCCACGCCTCGTTAAACGCACCAGGCGGCGGCACCGAGCGGCCGGTGCAGCGCTGAAACAGCTCCATATCCTCCGGCGCGATCGGCAAGCCGAACAGCGCAGCCAGGAATACACGCCACGCAGCCCAGGAATCCGGGTCCTTGAACCAGCGGCGAAACAAGCGGGGATCGCCCATCGCCCGCAGGATGTTGGCCGCTGGTCTGGCCGCCGGCTTCTTCATGCCGTGGCCTCATCAGCATCAGCATCGGCGTCGGCGTCATCGTTCCAGGTCGAGAGGACGTCGCTGAGAGCCGCCGCCGGATTCACCTTAGCCGCGACCGGCGGCTGCGGCCTCAGGCCTGTCGCCCTGGTCGCCTGCACCAACAGCTGGCGCTCACTGTGGTCGGACCTGCCACACGCACGCAGCCGGCGCGCCCTGACGGCCGTGGCCGTCATGGTCTCGATAGCGATCATGTCCAAGGCGCTGGGCACCCGGCCGAGGCCGGCGATGATGTCAGCCTCCAGCGCCTTGCGTTCGGCCTCGCATTCCTTTGCGAGGGCCAGCTGACGCCTGCGGCCAGACGCGCCGACAGTGCCACCGCGGGATCGGGGATTTGCGGTCTCGCTCATGCGGCCTCCACGGGAAGGCCAAGCGCAATGCGCTCATTTCTGGAGAGCGCACGCTGGAGCTGCCTGAACACGGCAAGCCGTGACAGGCCGCACCGGTCGGCAATTTCCTGGAGCGAAAAGTGGAGGTGGCGCAGCGCGACGACGTCGGCGCCGGCTCGATCCTGATCTCGATCTTTCCTGATGGGCATCACGTTCCCCGAATCGTCATAGGGGAACGATGGCAGAACATTCCGAAAAACTACCTCATTTGTCCAGCCGCTTCCTGCGCTACGGCTGCGCCGATCCCGCGCCAGAAAAAGCTGTTGCGGCCAGGCCTCATCCGTCTGTGCTGGAGGTGTGGGTCTGTGCTGGAGGGGTGACGCCTACGGCGCCTTCTTCTTGCCCTTGCTCTCAGCGGCGTCGAGCGCCTGCGCGACCAGCTCGCGGATAGCCTCCGATCGGGAGGGCGGCGGGAACGGCTGTTTCTTCCGCCACGCGTCAACCCGCGCCATCCATGCGGCTGGCGCCCGCATGTGGAATCGCTCGACCACGTCGGCCAGCTTCTTCACCATTCGGTGTCGCATCCCCATACCGATTCGCTCCTAAATCCCTAGCAGAGCCTGGACGTTCGGCCCACGGTGTGTACAGTACGCACACGGCACCTAATTGGCAAAGGTGCTGACGGTGGATTGGCAAGCCGGAAGGAGATTCGCCCGCAATCCCGCAGGGCGAAAAAGGTGCAGCCCCGGAGCGTTGGCCCGCTCCGAGGCTGCTGTTCTAACCACGAGGTGCTACTTCCATGATTAGACAGACCGATATTACCACGCCCGCGGCCGATAGCGGCCGGACAGATTGTCGCGATACCTCGCTCGGTCGCTTCGTGCTGACCGGCATGCTCGTGTATGGCGGCGCCGTGGCGGCGATCGTCGTCATCGTCGCGGAGGTGATCCGATGAGAAGGATGACCCTCCCCGAGACCGCCTCGCTCATGCGCAAGGCGATCGAGGACCTGGAGCGCGCAGGCGTCAGCGTGCCGAAGGCTCTACTGCAGGCTCAACACGCCTTGCTCACCCACAACCAGGTGATCATCGCACGAACCCGGGCACGCTCCGCGCAGGCGCGTCGCCTGTACCTGGTCGACCGCGGCCCGACCAAGCCGCTCGTGATCGTATTCTGCGGCCTGGTCTGGTGGTCGACGGCGTGGCACGCGCTGACGAAGCCTCACACGACGCCGACCATGGCGCCGACCTCGCACACGGCCCTGAGCTGACGGAGGGCCGACCAATGAGCGCGCGCGAGCCGCTGACGGCGCTGGAGGTGCTGGTCGACCTGTTCGGCGACGATCCGGCCGACCTGCACGGCGCCGTCATTCCCAACGCGCCCGGCCTCGCGGAGCTGGTGGTCGAGGCGCTCGCCTATTCCGGCTTCATGATCGTGAGGAGGGTGAACGATGAGCAATGAGCAAGATACGTCTGTGCTGGAGACCCTTGTCGACGCCCTGCGTGATAAGGTGCAGAATCACGAGGAGGTGGCTATTCGGGCCACGGAGCTGCTCGCCGATCGCGGCGCCCTGACTGCCCGTCAGGTCCGCAACTGCGGACTGCATTTGATCATCGTCCAGGCTGAGAGATGAACGCCGCGCACAACATTGAGATCGCGCAGGCCATGGCGGTGACCGGCGTGGTCATTGGCACCGTCGTCGTCATTGTCTACCGCGTTGTGCCGCTCGTGGCGCGGGCGGCCAGGTGGATAAAGGGACGCTGGTAGCTGTCACCTACAGGTGCAAGGGGCCGGAGCAATCCGGCCCTTTTTTCGCTGATGGTTCCCAGACCTTGACGACTCAACTGGGGTGAACTATTTTCTCTACAAACGCGAGTTTGATGGCCATGATTTCAAAGCTGGAAGAGCTAATCCTGTTTGTAGTGTTGCGCGGCAGCGGCAATGCGACCGCGAGTGACGTGCAGGCGGCACTCTCGGAGGCCGCCAAGAAGGAACAGTCGTTCGGGTCCGTGTTCACCACGCTCGATCGATTGTCGGACAAGAAGCTCGTGAAATGGCGAAAGGGAGAGCCTGACGGGAGAAGGGGCGGACGTGCGCCGAGGCTTTACGAGATAACTGGGGCTGGCAGAAGGGCCCTCGATGAAGCGGTACGCGCGACCCGCATTGCCGCTGGCGGCACGGGCTCTCTCGAACCTTGGGGCGCCCTGCCTTGAGCGACGAATCCTATGACGAATCCTATGGTGACCGGCTGATTGGAGCCGTCGTCAGACGACTGCCGGAAAAATGGATCGAGCGACTCGAGCCGCACCCTGATACAATTAAAGCAGATATGGAGTTTGTTGAACGGCACGAGAGGCTTATGAATTGGCTACGTGACGTCATCGATATCCTGCGCCACAAACTTTTGGATGCGGACCAGAAGTCCCCGAAGGGCTTCCTGATCGATTTGCTGGTGCCACCCGATCGGGCGGAAGATATGCTCTTGGGGCTGGAAAAAGGCTTTGAACGTTGGGTGCTAAAGTATGGCGTGCGGGGCGCGCGGCGCAGGTTTTTATGGCACTCCGTTTGGTCGGTCATCGGCTTCTGGATCAACTGGATGATGAAGCACCTTAAACTGCTGAAGTTCTTGGCGTCGGGAAGAGGGTAGACCGCACCAGCTTTGTAGTCGCCACCTCTGCCGGAGGAGTGATCTGATCGAGGGCCCGGAGCAATCCTCCGGGCCCTTTTCGTTGGTCGACGCCACGACCGGGCGCGGTGAGTCAGAAACCGGTCGCGCAGCGCGTTCTGGCCTGACCCGCTGGTTTTCCCGGTAGCCTCTCGCCGATCGCGCACCACGGGCCGCCGGAGGCCGCTTATGTGAACAGCCCAGCCGCGAGGCGCCTGCGAGCTCTGATGACGGTCACCGCCGACCACGGCTTGCCGGTGGGCGTGGCAACGTTCCGCTCGTTCAGGATGCGCGCGGCAGCGTTGGCGCTCTCGCCGGCCAGCTCGGCGAATACGAGGCTCAGCGCCTTCGCGCGCTCGACTGCGGCCTCCTTCGCCAGCCGGCCATGCTCGCGCAGGCCGCCGAGCTTCACGCCCTGAGCCTTCTTCGCGGCCAGGGCATCGCGCGTGCGCTGAGAGATCATGCGGCGCTCCTTCTCGGCCAGGGCCGCGAATAGATGCAGCATGAACGGGTCCGTGTCGGCGCCGAGATCGGCGACGATGAAGGGCACGCGGTGCTTCATCAAGCCGCTGATGAAATGGACATCGCGACTCAGCCGATCGAGCTTGGCGACGATCACCGGCGCCTTGGCCTTGCACGCGGCCTGCAGGGCCGCGCCGAGCTGCGGGCGCTTCTGGTCGTCATCCTTGCCGCTCTGCACCTCGGTGAAGGTCTGGACGATCTCGAAGCCCTCGGCGGCAGCGAACCGGGCGACGGCGGCTTGCTGTGCCTCCAGGCCGAGGCCGCTGTTGGCCTGCTTGCTCGTGGACACCCGGATGTAGGCGATCGCAGTGCGCATAAGGTCACCACCTTGACAGCTCAACGGATGTTGACATGTCATAACTTCCTCGTCAAGGGGATTTGCGTGTGATTGCACGTCACAGTTGCAGGTCGGTGAGATAACCGGTCGCGCCCCTGGTCACAGCGTCATCAACCGGAGGTCGGCGCCGTGCGGAGAATGACGCCGCAATCTCCGCAGCTCGTGCTCCGTGCCAGAGCCCTCGCGCGCACGATGTTCAACCAGCCAGCGATGCGATCGAGGCCGGCGCGTCAGGGCGAGCGTCATGAAATTTTCCGGCAAGCGCCTGTGCGTATTGGTGGAATCCTTGGGAAGGCGCGCAAAAAATTCTCGGCAGGCGCGTCCGCAATGTGCATTGGAAGGCGCCGTCCGCAACCGAGGCGATTTGATTGAGCTGTTGCGCGACGAGCCGGTGACAAGGCCGCACAGGAAGGCGAAGGCATTGCCGCCCGGCCAGATTTGCGCCACCGCCTAAAAAAGGAAAAGGCGCCTTTCGGTGGCGCCTTTCCCCGGTTCACAAGGCAGTATGGAGAGGG